ATCGTGACAACCAATTTGCACGGACAAGATCTGAATAAGAGGTACGGCGAGCGAACTATGTCCCGTATGGCCAAGCACGGCCAAGGAAATAGCTTCGGCGTTAAAGGAATCCCAGATCAGCGAAAAGAGGCGTTGCCTTGATGAAAGAATACGTGATTATGGACACGGAGTTTAACTCAACCAGTAATCGAGCAATTCAAATATCGGCAGTCAGAATCACGAGACGGAAAGCTATTTTGAGGAGGAGATTGAGTTGGCAAGAATTGATCTAACTGGGCAGAGATTTGGCCGATTAGTTGCAATCAAAGACGCGGGATACACCAAGAACCAAAGCAGAGTTTGGGAGTGCAAATGTGACTGTGGAAACACAGCCTTTGTTAAAGCAGAAAGCCTAAAGTACGGAGAAATTAAGTCTTGTGGGTGCCTTCGTAGCGATATATCTCATGAAAATTTGAAGAAAGCTTATAAGTGGAGTCAAGCTTACGATTGTAAGGAGCATACAAGGCTATCCGCGTTGAGCCAAAAAATTCATTCAAATAATAAAAGCGGTGTCAAGGGTGTTCAATGGGACAAATCAAGAAAAAAGTGGATCGCAATGTTATGGCTTAAGGGAGTTCGCGTTTTATATTCAAGATTTGACAAGAAAGAAGACGCAATTAGGGCACGACGCGATGCTGAAGAGAAGTATTTCAATCCAATTTTGGAAAAGTACCATCGCGATAAAGAGTGAAATGAGGCTAACAAATGTACGTAGTAGCAGGCTTAAACACAGGGAACGAGTATTACCGAGCCAAGTATCAATCGGAGTGTATTAGCTGGATAAACGAGTACATGGCCAAGCACACGGAATCGCACAACAGCCGTGGCGACAACATTAAAATCGATATTCCGGAACCACTGATTATCAAGAAAGTAGAGGACGAAAAAACATGAATAAAAAATTGACATTTACAGTAACAGTTTTGGCAGGTCTCACATTTGGGGCGGGCGCAACCGCAATCGCTGACAACGTGTGGCAAGGTCACCAGAACATCGTGGAAACCAAAAACAATATCGACAAATTGACGGCTAAGATAAACGCTTCACAGTCTAGCTTGTCCGATTTGCAACATCAGTTGTCTGACGCGCAGGCACAGTATGCGGCACTCAAACAGCAATACGGAAATGACATGGCAAGCAAAGATGCCCAGATTCAGCAAAAGATCGTTGAAGGCCAGCGAGCGGTTGCCCAGAAACAGGCTGAGGTCGATGCTAAGCAGAAGACCATCAATGACCTTACATCACAGTTAGAAGCCGCCAAGCAGGCAAACAATGACTTGTCACAGGCAATCAAAGACGCACAGAGTATTAAGAACTATTCCGATCAGGCTGTGAAGTCAGTCAGTGCGAAATGAGAGGCACACAAATGACGACCAAATTCACAGCAGATGTCGTTCACAAACTGTTGGGTGTCCGTGAAGCTCAACAAGCCCCAGCAGCATTGATGAAGATTGTCATGGATCAGCAAAAGCGTAAAGAGCTTTTTAAGCAATTCCTAGATGTCAGCACAGACGTATCGCATGACTGGTTCTCAGAATATTTCATGAGCGTTCAAGCTGACCGCAAAGACAAGAAACAAGACTTCACCCCTGAAAGCATCAGCAAGCTCGTGAACATGCTCGTTGGATCGAGTGACAGTAGCGAGTATTACGAGGTTGCTGCTGGGACTGGCTCAATGATGATTCAACGATGGCAACAAGACCGTTTGAAGCACAAGCCGTGGGACTATCGGCCAAGCATGTATTTTTATCACCTTGAAGAGCTTGGCGATAGTACGTTGCCGTTTCTGATATTCAATTGTGCCATTCGCGGAATGAACGCAACAATTGTTCATGGTGACAGTCTGACACGTGCTGCTAGACAAGTATATTTCATTCAAAACGATGAAGACGACTATTTGCATTTCAGCACAGTGAATGTGATGCCGCATAGCAAAGACGTTGAACAAGAATTTGATATTCGACAATGGCTAGAACCTGAACAAAGTCACATTGAATCAACAGAGATACCCACAAGATACAACGAAGCCATTCGGAAATTAGCAGCGGGAAAGGAGGACAAACTTGAAGAGAAATGAACAGTTATTTCAGACCTATTTCAAAAAGTGGATTGAGACATACAAGCACAATTATGTGACCCCAGTGACCTACCGCAAGTGGGAGAACACCGAGCGAATGCTCAAATTGTTAGCGCCACAACTAAAGGTGACACAGCTTACCCGCAGAAGCTATCAGCAGCTTCTAAGCCAGTATGCAGAGACACATGAGCATCAAACATGCATGGACTTTCATCATCAGCTCAAATGCGTGATTCAGGACATTCTGGACGAAGGACTTATAAAGCGAGATCCAACCTTGCGTGCAGTTATTGGCGGCACTAGGCACAGAGAACACAAGATTAAGTTTTTGCAGCCAGAAGAATTAGAGAAACTTCTCCAAGATCTCAATTTGGGAAAAGAGCTAGATTACGATTACATGATTTTACTGCTTGCCAAGACGGGACTGAGATTTGCAGAAGCTCTCGGGTTAACACCGGCAGACTTTGATTTCGACTCTTTGACACTAAGAGTTAACAAAACTTGGGATTACAAAAGCGCCACAGGTAAGTTTGCCCCTACAAAAAATAAATCATCCGTGCGAACAATTGCACTTGATTACAAAACCGCAGCAAAGTTTGCAATGCTGATCCAAAATTTGCCGAAGGATAAGCCAATATTTGTACCAGATGGAAAGCGTATATACAACGAGACTATTAATGACATCTTGAAACGTCATTGTGAGAATGCAGGCGTTCCCGTTATATCGGCACACGGATTGCGGCATACACATGCATCATTACTGATTGGCAAGGGTATCAACTTACAGGCCGTCGCAAAACGGTTAGGCCATTCTAGCTCGCTGACAACCCAGAAGGTCTATATCCATTTGCTGAAAGATACAGAGACTTCGGCAGATGCAAGGATCGGACAATTAATGGCCGCTTTGTGAGGTGAACGATATGAAACAAGACAGAGTAAACAAAAATTGGACGCCTGAAGAACTTGATCGCTTTCAAGATGAAGTGATTATGGCAGCTGATACAAATGCCATCCTCAACTATGAAGAACTCGCCGACATGTTTGGGAGAACCGTGCTGGGCGTTAAACACGCTGCAAATAAGCTCAGACATCGTGGCGAATTGCCGAAGTTTTGCAAAGAAAACCAGATAGAAAAGTATGGAAGCTTCTATAGCAAAAGAGAAAAGCAAATGATCATGAAACTTCGATCAACACATACTCACGAAGAAATAGCTCAAATGATGGGCAGAACCAAATACGGCATTGAATCTATTTGCCGAAAGCAGGGCCCTATGCTGGTAAAAAAGTGGAATGAATCAGACTTATTACTCCTTATCAATAATATCGAATTTGACAGTTTTGGCGTGACAGCAAATTACGACAAATTGACGAAAATATTAAATCGAAACGTTGGCACCATTCAAGCCAAGATTCGTAGATTGCGTCTCAAAGGAGTTCTACCACCGGCGAAAAGATCCGGTATGCCAGAGCAGAAACGTGCTGTATACAGACAACGCTGAATGAATGTAACGGAGGCCGACCAATGGAGTCAGAAGTAGACGATGTATACATCAGCCAAGCGACCGGTGAACCGGTTTATGTGGATATTAAAGGAATTATGTACAAGCTTACGAAAGTAGAGGACGAAAAATGAGCGAAGAAAAAATGTACGCGGTGAAGAACGATGAAGGCAAATACTGGGACTTTGAAGACCAAGACGGATTTTGGGAACTAAACACCATGAATCTAGCGGCTATAGCTGGCGAGGAAGTCGCCGAATGTGTGGCTCGTGATCGTGGCGGCCATGTTGTCACGTTCGTTGAGGAACCTGAAAAGGTAGTCCTAAGTGAGAAACAAGCCGGAATCGTTGAAAAAGCGCGTGTAAATGACATTCCAGCAACCTATATTTCTGCCCGTACTAATAATGGCGAGGAAAGCCTGCTTATGAATGCTTATGTCAACGGCTACACCGTGAAAAAGGAGAAGAAGTATCTAGTATATAAGGAACTCGGGGGCAAACAGAAAAACAAGCAAGTTGCTCAAGCATACCGATCAGTTGTTTTCCCCAATACGATCAAGTGGCTAATTAAGGAACGCGAAATCATGAACACTCCTGCCTGTGCTCAGTTCACCGAAGCAGAGATCGAGCATTACGGCTTGCAAGACTGCGAGAAAGAAGAGGTGACTGACGATGGCATTCGTTGAGCTTGAAAACGGCAATTGGATAAACACCGATTTCATTGAGAGCATATTCAAGGTAAACCCCAGTGGCACCGCATGGAAAGCTGGCCTGAATCACGGAGAAGCCGCTGACATCACTGACGCCGATCGTGCTCGCATTCTGAAAACTGCGGGGTTCGTTAGGATCAAAAAGGAGAAAAGCGATGAATAAACAAGAAGTGAACCTAAAAAGTGGTGGGAGAGCTTGTTACTTCGTGGCCAAGGTGTCTGATTTTGGAAATGCACACCGTGTATCGCCTATCTACTTCAACCGTGAGCGAGCAGTTCTTCAACTTAATTACTTAAAAAAGAAAAACCCTGACGATTCCTATGCAATGTTTCAAACTACCGGCTGGAGGTGTGTGCTATGAGCAATGAGACGAAGCGGGAGATCAACACGTTTCCAGAAGAAACCGAGCAGCAGAAAAACTGCCCGTATTGCCATGAAGTTGACCCACAATCAAAACATGCGCATTACGGCAAAGCCATGTCAGACAAGACAGAATATTTCGATTTTGTTCGCAAAACAAAATTGTACAGACGGGTAAAGGCAAGGATCAAGTCACCAGAAAACCAGCACCCAAAGCTGTGTGTCACCCAAATGAACCGGTTCAGAGAAGTGTCAGTTGTTTTGGATAAGGAAATCAGCTATTGCCCAATTTGCGGGAGGAAATTATGACAGAGACGAAGCGGGACGTGTTCGAAGGACTGTTGGAGAGCTACATGTATTCTGCAGATATGGTCATTGATGAGATATCGACCGATGGTGTGGCTGATAGATTAAACCTTGGAAATATTATTGCATCAACTCGAGATCGTTATGCGGCCGCCTTGCCAGATGATCTGCCGGTGATTCCGAAAGCGGTCGGTGAATACATCAGGAAAGCAAAGGCACCCGGCAAGTGGGGACTGCTAGACGTATTTTGGCACCTTGAAGATAACATCTCAGCGGTGGGGATTAATGGCCTTTATGATTGGCAACGCTGGATGGCTGACAACCAAGTAGCCGTTGTCCGTGCATGGTTGCTGGAATCATGGATTGTTGAGGAAAACGGAGAAATCGTGAAATTGGAGGCGGAGAGATGAAACAAATAGAAATAAAGGTTATCCGTATGTCGAGCGGCAAATACCTTTGCAATTCCGGATGGGGCGGAAAAGGACAGACATCAGATCTGTCAGGAGCCATCAAGTGGTACGGAGAAAAGGGAGAGGCCGACCCCTACAAAACAGCACATGATTGGGGCGGCAAGGTTGTCGTGCTTCTGGAGGTACAAGATGAAACGAGAGATTAAGTTCAGAGCGTGGGATAAGGTGCACGAATGTTACTTGTATGACGTTCAGGGAGCATATGACACGCTCAGCGGCTGCGTTAAGTATGAAAATGGTGAGGATGCTGATTATGACGAAGAGTGCTTTGCCGGATTCTTGGATAATGATCAGTATGTTGTCGAACAGTATACCGGCCTGCACGATAAGAACGGGCGGGAGATCTACGAAGGCGATATCATCAAATACCATCTCACACGCGAATATGGTGAGAATTATGACCCAATTACGCTTGGGTTCATTGGTTCTGATTGGTCAGTTGATGCTGACATCTTTGGCGAAGTTAGAATCTGGCCATCAAATGGCGTGATGATGACGCGAATTGTCACAGATGATCCCGAAATGTTCGATAAAGAGCATCCAGTCCCGAATCGCAGGCATGTTAATCAAGAATGCGAAGTCGTCGGTAACATCTACGAGAATCCGGAGCTGCTGGAGGCACAACATGAGTAAAAGTAAGGACGTTGACGCTTATCTTCAAGGCGAGCTGTGTGCCAAGGCCGAGCTTGCAACTAAGCTACTACACGACATTGCCTGGTCTAAATGGACGACTGACGCGATGACTACACGTGTTGACCCAATCTACAAGCAAGCCAGGGAAATAAGCTATTGGCTATTAAACAGTGACGACTGGTACACCGAAAATGAGGACGGAGGCGAATAATTTGGATAGCAAACAAGCATTGGCCAAAAACATTAGGGACAATATATATGAGCTTGGCAAGACACAGTCTGAATATGCAAAAGAGATTGGCATACCAATAAACACGCTTGAATACGCAATATCTGGGAATGGCAGTGTTTCACTCAACACTTTGGACAAAATCGCATATGGAGCTGGGATTGATCCATGGGAGCTAATTCGGCCTTCTGAAAGCAAATAAAAAAGCGCACCACGAAGGCACGCTTATCCCCCAAACTTTTACAAATTTAATTATACCATAAGGAGTGGACGCGGTGGTGCGAGCAACGAGATATTTTAGCCCAATTGATCATGACAAAACAATTGAAAACGCCAAAGAGGTCTTGGGGAACTACTGGCATCACAAGCGGCTCGCTCAACGCACCAAAATAGCGCTCAGAAGCCCCGTAATGGACGGCATGCCCAAGTCACCTAGCTATGGAAACAAAGCCGAGGAAAAGCTCGTATCGTACGCTGACGAGCTATACTATATAGCGTGCTGCGAAGGTGCTATCGAATCTCTGGATTCAGCGAATCATCGGCTTATACTAACAAGTTCTTACTTAACCAAACGATATACTGACCAGCAAATAATGGACAAGCTGTTTTTATCAAAAGCCCAGTATTATCGAACAAAACGAGAAGCGCTAATCGCATTCGCCGAGATTTGTCCATTGGTTGAAATCGAGATGAGACCTTTGTGAGACCTTTTAACTGTTTTTCCGTCATATGATTGTATTGTGCCAAAGGTGAGAAACCTGAGACACCGCGTTTTTCCTCCGAGCCATGGTGATGATAAAGCTGTGGCAAGGCGTGGCAATGAGGACTGGCTGAGATAGTCAGGCGGGTTCGATTCCCGCATGCCACATTGTCCAGTTTAGCGACCGGATACAGCTTGCGATGACCCCATCTGACACTGGGAGAGCGAGCAGCAACCGTAGCTCAGCAGCGTAGAGCGTGGCGCTTAGCCAAGGTCGTGGGTGCAAGTCCCGCCGGTTGCATTGAAGCACTTCACTTTTCGTGAGGTGCTATTTTTATACACAAATTTCGGAGGCGAGTAGATGCAGTGGACAGATGAACAGATCGGTGACATTAGGAAGCTCGCCTCTGAAGGCTTTACCAGACGCGAGACAGCCGACAAGCTCGGGATTAGCTATGATGCGCTTCAAGGCAAAGCAAGACGGCTTGGTATCGAGTTCCAAAAGCCATTGAATAATGAATACGATTCAGATGGCACACAGTCCAGTGAAACCATTCTAAAGGTTGTCAGGGGTCACAAAATGACGCCTAGAGAGGTTTTGGAAGCTCACGGGTATGATGACACCAAGTGGGAGCTTGTACGTGCCACAAGCAATTTTTGGAAGCAGACGCCTGAAGCAACATTGTACCAAAGCAAGATACAAATCAGGCCGTTAGTTGAAGCAGAACAATATGAATCATTGATGAATGACATCATCACACACAAGGAGCCGTATCAAGCTAAGGCTCCTATTTTTGTGGAATCAGATCGCTATCTGGTCATTCCTGCTTTTGATACACATTTCAACGGCCACACGTTTGATGTCTATGCCGAATCTCTTAAACGGCAACTAGAGATCATTCAACGCGGCCACTACGCAAAGATATTGCTCATTCTGGGCGGTGATCTGGCTCATGTGGATAATATCAACTCGACCACAGCAAAGGGCACACAGCTCGAAACAACCGACCTAGGCGAGACTGTGAATGAAATGGAACAATACTTCGAGACACTGATTGAAGCAATTATCAAGAACGCCAATGAGTGTGAGGTCATGTATTGTGCCGGAAATCATGATCCGTCAGTTGGATATATGTTTGCACGCCTATTGAAACGTGCCTACAGCAACCAGCCGAACATCACTTGGGATATATCGCTGAAGCATTACAAAGGTGCAATGTTAGGCCGCAACTTCATTGGTGCCACTCATGGTGATAAAGGTAAGAACAACTACCTTGCAAAATACCTCGATGAGTTCGGCTTCATGTTAGGCACAGCACAGAACCGCGAACTGTTTACGGGGCATCTCCATTCAGAGATGAGCAAAGACCTAGGCGGATTCGTTCAGCGTCAAGTATCAACGCGCAAGCCAACCGATCAGTGGACTGATGATATTGGCGTGGTTGCTCACAAAACGTTTGAGCTGGTCGAATACAGCGATCATGATACGAGGGCGATTTACTATGTTTAAAGAAGAACGTGAGAGTTGGAAAGATATTGAAGGATTTGAAGGCCTCTACCAAGTTAGCAACATGGGCAGAGTAAGAAGCCTTGATCGCGAAGATGCACAAGGACGCCGCAGAAAAGGAAGAGTGCTCGCGGACAAGCACAACAACCGTGGATATCACACGATTGATCTATGCCGAGATGGAAACATTGAATATAAGCTTATCCACCGTCTCGTGGCTACGGCGTTCTTGGATAAACCCGACAATTTGCCGCAGGTCAACCACAAAGACGAAAACAAGGAAAACAACGCGGTATCGAACCTTGAATGGTGCTCAGCGCTTTATAACGACATGTACGGTACCCGCAACAAACGCGTAGCGAAAGCACTTGAACGTCCAATCTACGTGGTGACGAGTTCAGGGCATCGCTATTTCTTTGAAAGTGCAAGAAAAGCCGCGAAACTCCTTGGGTTAGACAGAAGGGCTATGCACAGGTGCCTTAAAGACAAGCACAAACATCACCACGGCTATACATTCGAGTGGGCGGTGGCGAAAGCATGACAGGCATGAAACGCGTTAGCTACGGCTATGTTTCGCAAACCGAGAAGGCAATTATTGAACATCTTTCAAGGGAAGAAACACGTATGCAAGCTGTAATTTACACAAATCCGCACTGTCAAAAGTGTCGCCACACAGCGATGAAGCTAAAGCAGGTCATGCCGGTGTCAACCATTACAGCAGACGAGCGTGACATTGAACGTTTCCGTAAATGTGGCTATCAATCGTTCCCAGTCGTAACGGTATATAAAGCGAACGGTACCCACGAAACGTGGTGTGACTTGCGGGTTGACAAGATCAAACAATACACGGAGGGATAGACATGATATTCGATAATGCTAAAGGCCAAAGTAGGCAATTGTCTCACCGTCAGTTGCCTCCACCAGCACCAGTGCTACCAAAAATGGAAGGATCCCTACCAACTCGTGCCAATGCAACTAAGAAATACAAAGACAGTCTGATTGCCGAAGTGAACGATGCCATTAATCAAGGAATTAATACTACATCCCCAATCTCAATTGGCGTTGCCAAGTACAATCCAGCAGTCGTTAATGAAGTAATCAGTTTGCTAAATAAATCAGGATGGGATGTTACTGGTCTAAATATTGACGGTAACGGTTCCTATTCGGCAATCATATTATCTTAGGAGGAATCGCACATGCTTAAAGTAGTGAAACGACTGAAAGAACACTTCTTAGGTAAAAAAGGAACCGATAAGATAACCGTTACGATTGATGCGAACACCGATCCGCTTATGGCCAAACTTGACAAGATCAAGAACGCGGTCGAAAACATCAAGGCTGACGCAACACCGGAAGTTTCGCCAACCTTAACTGCGTATGGTCTATGTGATGCTAAGTTACCTGATATCGAAGGCGTTGAGCTGCCTGCTCGTCCTAGATTCAGTGAGCCATTCATGGCGTATTTAAGAGCGCTGACTGACCATCAGCAAAAACAGGAGCATTCATCGCAGCGTGCAAGCACTCCGCATGTTCGTATCGAATTCGATGACATTAATGATGTGCCACATGTTTGGATTGATGGCAAATATATAAGTAGCTTTCCAGATCACGGGCTAGTTCGTCTCAATCTTGAATGGAATGCTGACAAGGGACACATCAAGCCTAAGCATTACTACATCGAATACCTTAACGGTGAAGACACAAACCCATATCAGTACACAGGTATTGGGCAAACGAATGAAACCGACGAATAGTTCCGCATATCAAGATTGGAGGCAATTTAGCATGTGCAATTTTTTATTACTGCTCACACTAATATTCGTGCTGGCCAAGCTATTCGGCTTGATTGCATGGAGTTGGCTGCTAGTATTCATGCCGCTAATAGTGATTATTTCTGTGCCGGTGTTGTTTATTGGATTGGCAATTGTCATTAGATTATACGTGGAGTGATGGGCATGGCTAACACATCGTATACGGTAGATATTCACAGCCACGCTGGACGTGCACACTTCTATCGTTCACCTGAATGGAAAGCATTGCGCGAACAAGTTCTTGAACGTGACCACTATGAATGCCAATGGTGCAAAGCAGAAGGACGCGTGACTACTGGCAATGACATGACGCTGGAGATTGACCATATCAAGACGCTAGAGGAACGTCCAGACCTAGCGCTTGATCCAGATAACCTACGCACACTCTGCCGCGACTGTCACAACAAGCGACACGGACGATTCAATTACAAACGTTTGGGGAGACCCAAAAATCCGTATGCCAACGATGAGAGATGGTGAAATAACATACCCCCGGGTCAAAAAATTCAATGCCATTTTGAAATTCGGGGACCGGTGGACGGGCTCGTCTTCCGCAAAAATGTTTCGTTTTTTTCGCGCGAGGGGGGGTACCCTATACCAAAAATGGGAGGTGATAATCCATGGACAAGCTAGATAAGCTTAAAAACAGGCTCTTGTCTCAGATAGACAAGACTAATCCAATTGAAACCGAGAAGGTGGATCGATATGTTTCAATGGTTGACATGTTCTACAAGCTTCAAAAAGAAGCTATCAAGCAGCCAATTATTGAAATTGAGAATGGCAGTCAGCATTTCACTAAATCTAATCCTGCTTTGGCTGATATGAACAAGATCAATGCAAGCCTAATTTCACTTGGCAAGGACATGGGTTTGTCCGCTCCGCCTGGAATTGATGGAAAGGGCACGGGATATGATCCTGATGATCTGCTTTGATTCATAACAAGTATGTTGATGATTACATCAAGGGTTATGAAGAAGGACACTTGCTGTTTAATAAGGAACGTATTCAGCTTGTTGATTATCTAAAAAAGTCTGTGCTATCTGACGACACACTGCATTTTGACAACGAACAGATTGAGAACTGCATTAAGTTCAGCGAGAAGTGGTTTTTCAAACTTCAGCCGTTCCAAAAGTTCTTGATTGCGTTCGTTTTTTTGTATCACGAAGACGGGACCAATTATTATGAAGACTTTTTGTGGATGATGGGTCGTGGCTCTGGCAAGAACGGATTGATTTCGGCGTTAGGGACGTTTTTGATATCAGAATTTAACGGTATACCTTCATATAACGGTTCAATCGTTGCTAACAGCGAAGACCAGGCAAAAATATCGGTTGAAGAAATTCACGATGTAATGGAATCAAATCGACCAAAGCTTAGACCCGCATTCTACTGGACAAACGGTCTCATAAAAGCTAAAAAGACCAATTCTACTTTGAGATATCGAACTTCTAACGGCAACACGAAAGACGGTTTACGAGATGGTTTCGTTATCTTCGATGAAATTCATGAATATCAGGATGACAGCAATGTCAAAGTCCACCTATCAGGACTTGGCAAAAAACAAAATCCTCGTGTCTTTTATATTGGGACCGATGGCTATGTGCGCGATGGCTTCATTGATACTAAGAAAAAGCAAGCAGCCAATGTCTTGAGTGGAAAGGCTGCGCCAGATTTCATATTTCCTTGGATTTGCAAAATCGACGATGTGTCTGAAATTGATGATCCAGAAAAGTGGGAAAAAGCCGTTCCAATGATTGTAAAACCGTTGTCATCGTATGGTAAGACCCTTTATCGGCAAATCAAGAAAGACTACGACGCATTAGTAGAAGCACCAAGCGGACGTGAGGAGTTTCTAACAAAGAGAATGGACTATCCCAGCACGTCAATGAACAGTAGTGTTGCGCCTTGGGAAGAGATTGCAGCAACCAATCAACCGATTCCGCATGATTTGGACGGCAGAGAGGCAATAGGGGCGGTGGATTTTGCCAGTGTACGAGATTTCATTGCCGCTGCAGTAACGATTAGGTACCGAGATAAATTAGTAACCATTGAAAAGCAGTGGGCACGGAAGGGCTTCTGTGATCAATATTACGCATACAGTCGAAAGGACAGAATTGCGACACCAAATCAGCGTCTTAATATTCCACTTCACGACTGGGAAAGAATGGGCCTAATTGAAGTTGTTGACGAGCCACTTATGGATCCTAGACATGCATTAGATTGGATACAAGCAATGGCACATCGATTTGATATAAAAAAGGTAGTTATGGATAACTACCGTGCTCAGATTATGCGAAAAATGTTCGAAGATGCCAATTTTGAGGTTGATATCATTCACAATCCTACTTCTATTGATGGTTTATTGGCATCAATAATTGACGACGGTTTTCCAAGAGGACGTTTCATCTGGGGAGATAATCCTTTGCTCCGCTGGAACACACAGAACGTGCTGGTAAAGGTAAACAAGGCGAACGGAAACAAGTCCTATGAGAAGAAAGAGGAAACTCGTCGTAAGACAGACGGCTTTAAGGCATTTGAATATACGCTGTACCGAGTAAATGAATTATCCGATGTGGACGTCAGCGAATCGCTGGCATTTTTGAATGACCTCGACTTCTGAAAGGAGGTGAAAGCGTGAACTTCAACTTATTTGATCTGTTTACTCAACGTAAAGATGCCAGTTTTGCCTATGATCTTGATTTAATTGGCGGACAGCAGACGCAAGTTTACCTGAAACAGTATGCGTTAAATACGTGTGCTTCTTTTTTAGCCAGAACGGTTTCTCAGTCCGAGTTCAAAACTAAAAACGCTGCGCTTTATTACAAGCTAAATGTCCGACCAAACTATAATCAAACAGCAACGAGCTTTTGGCAGGAACTGATCTTTAAACTCATTACAGATAATGAAGTGCTGGTCGTTCAGGACGATACAGGCGACCTACTGATTGCTGACAGCTACGTTCATAATGTCAAGGCAGTATATCCTGATACGTTTTCTGGAGTGGTGGTCAATGACTATCAGTTTCAGCGTGTGTTTGGAATGGATGACGTTTGGTTTATCAAATACAACAACGACAACCTAACCACATACACAAATCAGTTGTTGTCCGACTATGCTAATTTATTCAGCCGCATGATTAGTTTCGCTATGCGTAACAAGCAGCTAAGAGCAACGGTGGATTTCTCAGGCGTTACAAGTTTTGACAGCCAAACGCCTAAAGATGATACGAATGGCAATAAGAAAGAGAATCCAGCTCAGAAATTCATTGATAAGCTCTTTAGTGCATTCAGAGACAACGACATTGCAATTGTGCCTTTACAAAAGGGTATTAAGTACGACGAAGTTTCGAGCCAGTATAGTGGCGCAGATCAGGCATTTTCTGACATTACTGCTGCACGTAAAGAGGCAGTTGACAGCGTTGCGGAGATTCTAGGAATTCCACCAGCCTTGATCCACGGTGCACAGGCGGAAGTTGATCAGAATCAACAAGGATTATTGAATTTTTGCATTGCTCCGCTTAATCAAAAAATTGAGGATGAGTTAAATGCCAAGGCTGTAAGCCAGTCTTCATATGATCAAGATAAGGTCACCGTTTGGGGACTGAATAAGCCTAATGCTCTTAATCTTAGCGATGCAATAGACAAGCTAGTATCAAGCGGCGTATACAATCGTGACACTGTGCGAAGCTGGTTTGGCGATGATCCAATTCCAGACGGAAGCGGCCAAAAATATTACATCACAAAGAACTATGAGGAAGCAACGAAGGGAGGTGATAATGATGACGACAGTAATTCCAATTAACACTCAGCTTGTTGATGATGAGACTGCGAGTGTCATGAAGTCATGGGGACTGGATTTAGTAGCTCCAAACGCGATCCGCGAAATGCTTCCGACTGATAATTCAGACGTTGTAGTCGAAATTGATAGTCCGGGTGGATTGGTTACCGCAGGAAGCTCAATTGCGACGCTTTTGAAAGACTATCCCGGAACTGTAACGGCTAAGATTATCGGTCAGGCAGCATCTGCAGCTACAGTAGTAGCACTGTCAGCTGACAAGATTATGATGGCGCCAACGGCTACATTCATGATTCACCGTGTGTCAGTTTCTGGCATTTCTGGAAACTCCGGTGATCTTGACAAGTACAGTGATGTTCTTTCAATGCAAGATAAACAATTTGCTAACTTGTATGCATCAAAAACCGGAAAAACAGCTGATGAGATGCTCAAGCTAATGGCGGACGAAACGTATATGTCAGCACAACAGGCCAAAGATATTGGATTTGTTGATGAAATTATGTTTGAGGAACAGCCTACCTTGGTAGCGGGGCCAAAAACGATGCTGACAAAAGAGATCGTTGATGCTCTTAAGGAGTATCGAGAAATCAAGGACAAGCCAACAGAACCGGCTGTAAAGATTGACACCGATGAATTAGCAGAAAAGCTTGCAAATAAATTGAAATCCCATGAGGAACCTAAGCAAAGCAAGTTTGCAGGGTTCCTTTTTTAATACGAAAGGAGTCATAAAAATATGACTATGAGCTTTAAGAATTTAGATACCTTTGCGGAAAAACAAAAGGCATTCGCAGACATTGTCAAAAGTGGTGGTGATGCTGAAGCCCAAGGCAAGGCGTTTGGTGAAATGATGGACGCACTGTCCACTGATCTCAACAGCTTCCAAGAAAAGCTGAAGAATAAGACCCAAGAGGAAATTGACAGCATTATCGCAGCCAACACCGGCGATGTGAAGATGACACAAGATGAAGTTAAATTCTTCAACGCTATCTCGACTGATACTGGTTTCAAGAATGATCAGCTCATTCCACAAACCACTGTGGATAAGATTTTCGAAGATCTGACTTCTAATCACCCTCTGCTGCAAGCGATTGGTTTGCAAAACAACGGTGTGCGCCTGAAAATCTGGAAATCTGATGCTACAGGTGCTGCTGTATGGGGCAAGATTTTCGGCGATATTCAAGGTCAGCTTGATGCTACGTTCACGTCTGTTGATGCAGAGATGAGCAAACTGACAGCATTTGTTGTGCTGCCTAATGATCTTGATTCATTCGGTCCGGCATGGGTACGCACATATGTTACTACCCAAATCACCGAAGCGTTTGCGGCTGCATCTGAATCTGCTTTTGTCGATGGCGATGGTAACAGCAAGCCAATTGGGCTTGATCGTGATCCATCAAAAGGTGCCACTGCTGCTGGCGTGACAACCTATCCTGTTAAGGCTGATGCCGGTACCGTGACCCTCAAGGACGCTGACACAGCCAAGTTTGAACTAATGACCATCATTAAGGCTCTGTCCAAGAAAGCAAACGGCAAGCCTGTAGTTGCACGTGGTAACACCATTTTGGTTGTACAACCTGGTGCTTCGCTTGATTTTGAGCGTGCAATGACCATGCAAAACGTTAATGGTCAGTGGGTATATGCGCTGCCATATGGCATTCAGATCATCGAATCTCAGTATGTTCCAGATGGAAAGGCTATTGCTTTTGTTAAAGGCCGTTATGACGCATACATGGCTGGTGGCTTGAACATCTCTGACTTTAACCAAACGTTGGCCATTCAGGATGCAATCCTGTTCACTGCTAAGCAATTCTTCTATGGTGCGCCAGCAGATAGTAATGCTGCGCTTGTCTATGCACTGAATATCGCTGCGCCAAGTGCTTCCACAACTGGTGGGACGGGAAACTAGTATCCCCCGGCGTAACGGGGGTAGACAGCAACTCAACCGTTGCACAGCTGAAGTCATATCTTGATTCAAAGGGAATCAGTTACCCAAGCAATGCATTAAAGGCCGATTTACAGAAACTTGCGGGGGTGACATCAGATGAATGATGATCAGATTGAATCGCTTTTGACGGACTTTAAAGCTCGAATGAGCATTTACCACTCATCAGAAGATGCTGAGCTTAAAAACATGCTACAGGCATCGTACGATGCAGTTAATCGCATGACTGGAGTGTCTGATATCACCAATACCCAATTTAAAGAGCTTGTCATTGAACGCACCAGGTATGTATACAACGATCAGGTCGAGTTTTTCGAAGACAACTTCCTATCTACGATTATCGGATTGAACCTACAAGCATATGGCGAGGAGGACGATGACAATGGTTAGTCGTCCAAGTTTTCAGTATCAGGCTCCCAAAGTTGATAGTGGAAAATTAAGAATCCCGATTCACTTCTATGCTCAAGATGTTGGTGATTCACCGGAACCAACAGACATTGAACCTAAAGAAGTGTTTTTTTGTCTTTGCGATGCCTATTCGCCAAGCAATAAGGACAAGGTAGTTCTTGATAGCCACGAGGTTGACCTAGGCGTCACTGTGATTATTCGCGATACCAAGGGTGAATTCATTCCGAACAACAAAATGACAGCGTTTATTGAAGATTCTCGCTATCAGGAAGTTAAGGAATGGCAGATTGAAGAAGTTCGCCATGATTTTGAAGCCAACAGGTTCATTACGCTGGTATTGGGGGCGAAGCAATGACAGTAACTTTGGACGTTAAAGGTTTAGAAGACTTAGAAAACAAGCTAAGTCAAAAATTTAGTGATCGCAAGGTTGCTAAATATGTCAACAACGCGTTAACCATCGCTGGCCGGTATGCAGTTGTCGAGCTTAAGCAAGCTGCAGCAAGCTATCGAGACACTGGCGCAACAGTAAATGAAATTACTGCGGGCAAACCACGGCTTCGTGGTGGGGTTCGCAATATCAAGATTGGGTGGTCTGGTGATGGTTCAAAACAACGGTGGCGCTTAGTTCATCTCAACGAATTTGGGTACACCCGAAATGGGCGTACGTATGCTCCAAGAGGCATAGGGAAAATTCGATCATCATATGATGAAATGCAGCCGAAGCTGAAAGAGCTAGAAGCGGCTGAATTGAGGAAACTGCTATGAAAGACATGCTGAACACGATTTATACAGAGATACGTGGTGATCCGCTAGTATCTCAGTACCCGATTAAGTATTACGACTATCCAGAGGCAGCTTCTAAGGAAACGTTTGTTCTCATCAAACCGTTATCTCCTCCAACAGCTGCTTTTGGTGCCAGTGATAAAGAATTAGCACAACAGCTAACTTACCAGATTGATGTGCAATCCGGTGATCGCATGCTGTGTAAGCAAATACAACAAGCAATCAAAAAACACATGTACTCGTTAGGCTTCTCGCAATTATCCGAGGGGCTTGACGAGTTTTTTAGTGACACGAAACGGTATGTCGATGCACGGCGATATCGAACTGTCACACAGCTTTATGACGCTAACTATTAGAAAGGAGTCATCACATGACTTTAGTACATTTTCCACGTATGACCATTCAGCCCTTTGACGCTAAAACGGGCGCTGCTGACGGCGATCCAATCGTTGTCCAAGGTGATCAAAATAAAGGTGGTACTATCACTGCCGAAATTTCTGGATTGTCTAGTAATCCACTGAAGACAGCTGCATCAGATATTGAATATTGGATTTCACAAGAAGGCGTTGGTGAGGTTTCGGTAGACTTCACCCTGATTGACTTGCCATTTGACGCAGAAGCTAAAATTCTCGGTCAAAAGACTACCGAAGCAGGCATTACCTATGTGGGTAATGACACTAACCCACCATACTGCGGCGTTCTTTTGGAAGCAGAAAGTTTGGCTGGGGAAAGCGCATACTTAGGCTTCTTCCGCGGCAAGTTTGCCAAGGACAAAGAAACCTTGAATACACAAGATCCAGCTGACAAGAAGGCACCAGAAGGCGATAGCTATACGTTTACTGCGGCCGGTTCACCTGATAATGGTGATCAAAAAGGCGAGTACGTGGCTAAATATGTCGGGTCTGATGCAACAGCTATTAGCACGGTGAAAGCGCAGGTTTTAAAGGCAGCCCCAAAACCGTAACGGTGTCTGGGGTATCTCTGGCACCGGCAACAGCGAGCGTGAAAGTTGGAGCAACCACCGCATTGACGGCTACAGTTAGCCCAACGGATGCAACCGACAAGTCTGTTAGTTTTGCATCAAGCAGCACAGCAGTCGCTACTGTCAATGCTAATGGCGTTGTAACTGGTATTTCGGCTGGATCTGCAACCGTCACTGTGACGACACACGACGGAAGCAAAACAGCAAGCACTGCGGTAACCGTAACTGCCGCTTAAAAATACAATTGTCGCCTCAGAAATAAACAATGCTGATTGAGTTCAGGGCGGCATCTAAAATAAGGAGACTTATCATGCTAAAACTTGATTTACGTAATAAAGATGGCAAGGTTGAGCACTTTCAAGAAACATTCGTGCCCGCCTTAAAACTGATCGAAGGCTTAAAACTAACTCCCGAGAACTTTCCTGATCTAGATGAATCAGATTGGATGGAAAAAAACGCAGAATTTATGGCTTCTTGTTTTGAAGACAAAAGCGTAACTAAGCAACGAATTTTAGACGGTGTTGCCGCTTGGGACTTCAACAAAGTATTTAACACCTTCAATCAGCAGCTTTTCGGGATTGACCCAAAAAAAGTGGCAGCGAGCGAATCAGCAGAAAAGAAGCATTAAATCAAATCTACAAAATGATTCGTTCGGTTGTTACAAATGTTCCGGGGTTCACGATCAATGACATTATGAAAACTGATTGGGAGACGCTACAAGAGGTGCTGCTGCAAAGTGAACCAGAAAAAGAAAAGGCAGTCTCGCTTGCCGACTTTATCAAATCAATGTAGGAAGGAGGAAACAAATTGGCAGAACCATTAGGTCAAATGATGATCGAGCTTGGGCTTGATGATACCAAGTTCGGTAACGGTCTGAAGAACGCCAAGTCACAGTTGAAATATTTCGGGTCTGAGATGAAAGCTCAGGCCTCTTTTTATGACGCTTTTGGAAGTAAAGTAGACGGCTTAAGTGCTAAAGAACAAGGCTTGACCAAGATGATTGCTGCACAGTCAAAGGTTGTAGCTGAATCTAAGAAGGCGTACGACGGATCACTGACTTCAAGAGGCGAAATGACAAAAAGTTCCGCTAGACTTGCAGCTAATTTTGAAGCCGAACAAGCAAAACTTGCATCACTGGCTAAAGAGTACATCAATACCGCCAAAGCAGAAGCCGAAATGAGTGTTAAAACAACCGGTGTCACTGGTGCGATTAACAAGCTTGGTACGGCTCAGATAGCTATTGGCAATCGCATGAAGTCGCTTGGCGATAGCATGACTACTGGCATCACGATGCCTGTAGCTACGGCTTTTGTCGCTGCTACTGCCAAAGCAATCAAATTTCAAAATCAGCTTCTAGTAATTAAGAACTTGCTTACTACTGGTGGTGAGTCAGCAAAAGAAGCCATTTCTGGCGTTAACAAGATGCAATCAGACGCCATTCAGTATTCCGATCATTACGGTGTATCTGTTGAGAAGATTTCAGCAGGATATGAAGAACTTGTACGACGTGGCTATACGTCTAAACAAGCTATCGCTGCCATGAAAACAGAACTTCAAGGTGCTTTGGCATCAGGTGATGATTTCAACGATGTTGTTTCTGTGGCATCATCCACACTTGAATCATTTGGTATGAAGTCCAATAATACTGCAACTATGACTAGAAACACCAAGACAGCCGTCAATGAGCTTGCATATGCGGCCGATCTGACAGCTACTAACTTCCAGGACTTGGGTGTTGGTATGTCATACGTTGGTGCAACTGCTCACCAAGCGCATTTTACCTTGTCAGAAACTGCATCTGCTTTAGGTATTCTGTCTAACAACGGTGTAGAAGCAGATAAGGCTGGTACTGGGCTGCGTAAAGTTATTATCAGTTTGAACACCGCTATCAAGAACATTGGAACTAAAAAAGATGTTCTTGGAGCTCTAGGCATTAAGAAAGACGAAATTGTTGCTTCTAATGGCAGCCTAAAGAGTTTAAGCACCATTATGGACGTACTCAATCAGCACACCAAGGACATGAGCGCGACTAAAAAAGCAGCTGTATTTAACAGTCTTTTTGGTACCACTGGTCAGCAAGCCGGTATTATTCTCGCACAAAACAGCAAACAGTTAGCTGAATTGAATAGCCAGGTTGATAAGGCTGAGAAAAAGAACTATGTAGGCAGCTTATCGGAAAAGAACCTTAAGTCTGCTCAAAATCAGTTAAAAGTTCTGCAACAAAATGTTGAAAACTTGGGGATGACACTTGCACAAAAAGTTCTACCTAGTGTGCAGCCCATTATCAAGGATTTGACTGATGCTGTTAATTGGTTTGGTAAACTAAATCCACAAGTTCAGCAAAATATTGTTAAGTGGGGGCTGTTGGCCGCTGCCATGGGGCCAGTGCTTAGCATTGGTGGAAGATTAACTACAGGGCTTGGGAAATTAGGTACCTCATCAGTTGGCCTTATTGCAAAAATAGCCGGATTGGGTGCGAAGTCGCAAGCAGCCAAGACGGTTATGGGTCAGTTAACAGATGCAACTGGTAATGTTGTAGGAACCTTGACGAAAGCTGGCGGTGCCGCAACCAATACAGGTGGCTTAATTGGAAATTTAGCCGGAAGAATGACTGTTGCCGCTGGTGAAACAGGCGTTTTAGGGAGCGCATTGACTCCGTTAGGGCTTGGAATGATAGCTGTAGCTGGTGCAGCAACAGTTGGTGTCATTGCTTGGGAAGGCTTCGGCAAACAGATGGTTGAGTCGTCGAACCGCGCTTCACGATGGGGCTCTGATATTGGCAAAACGGCCGATACTGCGGCAACTGAAATGTCGCAATACCAAAGCAAAGTTGACGTTGCCATGTCTGGTGCATCCGGTTCTGTATCTAGCAACGCAAAGACTATTAATTCAGCATTCAGCGGTATGATTACATCTGCTCAAAAGGCAAGCAAGGCTCAGAAAAAGGCTGCTGACGATGTTGCCAAGGCTATTGGTGGTGAAGCTGCTGCCGCTCTTGAAGAAGAGGCCGGCAAAGAAGAAACCGCTCGTAACAAAGAGATTGCGAAGATGAAGTCATATGCTAAAGAAGCACATGACATCTTAAAAAATTCCGCCGACAACAACGTTGCTCTTAATGCAGAACAACGCGTTAAGATTGGCAATATTCAAGATGAAATGGCCGAAGCTCAGATTAAGACACTTGGATTAACGGCAAAACAGCAACGTCAAGTGCTTGCTGCTGAGCTAGGCGAAACCAGCAAGATGTCCGTAAAGCAATTGTCATCAATGGCAAAGTCTATTGGTGATGCTTCGTACCAAGAGATGTCGAGCTATGAACAAAGGCTTAAAGCAATCAATGGAAATGCACAGCTTTCTGAAACTGAAAAAAACGTGGCTATTGAAGCCCTTGAACGGGAACACATTGCAACGATGGATAAGCTCGGCGGAGACTATATCAGAGTTGCTAAAGCACAAGGTAAGTCACATTCTGAAATCATTTCTGAGCTGACACAACAGTATGGATTTACTGCTACGCAAGCCGCTGAAGCGTGGGATACGTACAACAGTAGAACTAAGGCCGCAGCAGATCAAACTAAAAAAGCCGTCAGCGTCTCATTAGATGGCTTATCTGGCTCTGTCAAAAAGGCTGCTGAAAGCTGGAACAACCTTAAGCTGACTGACAAGAATGGCAAAGTCAAGACCAATGCCGTTGAAGAGGTTCAAAAGGCCGTTAAAAGTGGCAAGACTTGGAATGCTATTCAGCTTTTGCTACGAGAAGGCAAAATGACAACAAACGCTCAAGACATGGTTGCAAAAGCCCTAGCTGCTAACAAGCAGTGGGACGACTTGCAGTGGATTCAGAATGATCTACATTTGTCTTCAAATGCTAAAGAGCAAGTAGCAAGCGCCATGATTGCTAACAATCAGTGGAATGTATCTGACTGGAAGGAAGCTCAGATATGGGCAATTAACAAAACAAATAGTGCGACAATTGAAGCCCTTGCAAACGTAGGCAAATGGGATAGCTTGACGCCTAAACAGCAGCAATTAATTGCGCAAGCCAAGACAGGAGCAGCGTTGCAAGAGACCCTAAAAGATTTGGGCATATGGAACGATGTGTCATCTAAAGTACGGCAAGCAATTTTGAAAGCCATTGACGAATCTACTCAACCCGCTGCACAAGCTAAGCGAGCTGTTGATTCATTTGTTGAACAAACCAAAACATCTGTTTTGAAAACTATTTATGTTGAAGAACATATCACGCAGGGACGAGCTGGTGGCGGTTCAGCAAATGTAGCAACACGAGCTAAAGGTGATTCTAATTTTGCTGGCGGCCTCGCAATGGTTAACGATCAAAAAGGTCCAACGTTCCGTGAAGCTATTATCAACCCTAATGGTGGAATTGAGATTCCATTTGGTCGTAATGTGATTAAACCAATTGAGAAACATGCTCAAATTGTCCCTGCAGGGATGACGGCTAGAATGTTTCCAAAGTTGCCTCAATACGCCAATGGTAAAGACATTCCAGCAAACGCAACAGCACTTAGCCTAGCAAACCAAGTGACTCAATCATTGGTTGGCCAACAGCCAGTTAGTGTCAGCAATTCATTAGACACAAAAAATCTTGAAAAATTGCTTATGTCGATTCAGTCTATGATGTCCGCACTGATGCAACGCGACACAACTGTCGAAGTTGGCGGACGCGTAGTTGCACAAGTTCTGTATCCATATCTTGATCAGATACAAAAAATTAGCGACAAGAGACAGGCACGAGGAAGGGGCATCACAAGTTGAAAAAAGTTATTACGGTAACATTCGGAGATGTTGATTTGTCTCCTTATTTTATCGTGTCAAATGTTACAATGCCTTTTTTATATAAGGACAACAAATACGACCAAGTCGGCCTATCTGACGGGGAACAACTGACTTATTCGCGCAATGCTAAAACACCAATTACAATTGAAGGCACAATACTTTCCGAAAATTCAGACTTAACAGTTGCTGAAACGCGAGATCAGCTTATTTCATTGTTAAGCGGAAACGTGACAAAGCAACTAAAACTATCGAATTATCCAGGCCGCTACTTCGATGCAATATTTGAAGGAACACAGGAATATGATGGAACATTTGATTATATTGCTAAAGTTGATTTGGTATTCATGGTTCCCGATGGCATTGCGCACTCGGTAGCCACGCAGACGGCTGACAATATGCCATACAAGGACATGCCAGTGAACCTGCTTACTGGGACAAGCACTCCGGTACAGATAACTGGTAATGGAACCGCCAACAATGTATTCTTCCCACCATATACGTTTGGCGGGAAACAATTCAAAGATATTATTGGGACAGGTACAATTATGGCATTAAGCTTTGACTGGTCAGTCTCAGACAAAGGAGCACTAGGCAGTTTCTTACCCCAACTAAATGCTGCACCATGGTACTTAGGGGGACCAATCAGTATATCTAGTGGGTCAGGGCATTATTATGCATCATACAGCATAGTCTCGTCTGCGCATGTCTCTACTGCGGATGGTATTCAAATCAGAATGGATAATGTTACAACAACAATAACAATATCTAATATGAAATTTGAAATCAATACCGCAGCTTCTCCATGGTCGCCTAACCCAGCGGATCCTGAATACTATTCCGACACCATCACAGTGCACAATGGTGGCACTTATCCTGTTGAGCCAGTTATTACGGCAACTATGCACGCTGATAACGGCATGGTTGGGATTGTTAATGATCGCCCCGGTATTCTCCAATTTGGCACGCAAGAAATAGATGGTTTCACCACCAAAGAAAGCGAAGTAGCACTTAACTTAGCCGCTGTTCAAGGCTCACATATGGATAATCAAGCCGCCACAAACAATCCCTATTGGGGTGGTGATCCTAGTATGCCTAATGAACAGATCGGCAATGCGATTTGGACTCATGACGATTATGATGGCTGGAATGTTGAGCCTAATTGGACCAGTATTACTGGCGACCACAAGTATTGGAATGGGCCTTCAATCAAACACGATCTCGCCCAGACGCATAATGGAGACTTTAAAAGCAATCTGACTTGGGATGTCATGACGCGCTTTCAAACTGGTGTAGCACAGGTAGGTGCGCTCGAAACAACGTTAGAGAGTGACGGTAAGCCAATTTTTCAGATGATACTGAAGGATAATAGCGCATTGTCCGATCAGCTTTGGTGGATGTGCTATTACAAAGATCAACTAGTCGTCAATGAACAGCTTGATCGTAGCATTTTCACTAACGACAAGTTCATTCAGTTGGAATTACAGAAATTTGGTAATTCAGTTGTTTTCCGAGTGTCACCATGGGTTGGCAATCAAGGACGAGAGACGACTATTACCCGCCAGTTTACCTTTGCGGACGCTGCCGATGTTGAGACCAAGCAATTCTCAACGTGGTTCATGCGTGACAAGACGTGGGGCGAATCGACCATGTATCTGATTGCGTCCACCGTCAAATGGCAAAACGTTAGCTGGTATACGAATATCAGGAATCGCTTTAGCAATGGCGATGTTCTCAAGATTGATGTGGCGAACGCTAAGACGTACTTGAATGGTTCTCTTGACCCAACCATGCACACGTTAGGCAATCAATGGGAGCAGTTCAAACTGCCGCCCGGTGATACTGAGATTGCTATCACACCTTCGAGCTGGGCACAGCCATTTGCGTGTGAGGTCGAGATAAGGGAGGCCTGGCTATAAATGGAGTATTACTTTGCAGATCGAAAATCAAACATTTTGGGTGTTGGGTCGACTGATGGCAAAGGCGAATGGCGAATTGACAACGATATAGAAACACAAAGTGTTAAAAATCGTCCTGCGGTCGAGCTTTCTTTTGATATTCACTTCACGACTGATCAGGAACAAGCAGTCAACGAGATGGCTAAAGCAACCAACTTCATTCTTTATCAGGATGAAGAAGGCAACGCTCGCCAAATGGTGATTGAATCGGTTGACCATGATTCACTAGGCCACATTCACTCAATTGTTGCCAGCGATGCTGGTAATGATTTAATTAACGAAACCGTTGGCGCCTTCAAGGCCGACAAACCATATACCATCGCTGACTACATCACAAGGTTTACAAATGATTCTGGCTGGGAGATTGGTATCAACGAATTTCCTGACAATGTTCGAACACTTGAGTGGACTGATGAAGCAACTTCACTGGCTCGTATTATTGCCGTGGCAAAAGATTTTGATGCAGTGCTTAGCTTTGGCTTTGAGTTTGTTGGAACCAACTTGATTAAGCGTGTCATTAACATTCGGCATGAAACGGCCGGCGATAGTTTGATCTCTTTTGAAATGAATAAGGACATCAACAATATCGTCACGCACCTCGATACCTATGACATGGAAACATCAATCAAGGCTTATGGAGCGGTGCCAGAAAGTAAGGATGGATCAACTAATCAGGATCCAATCAACTTGATCGGCTACAAATGGGTTGATCCAACGGGACAGTTTGTGCTTGATCAGTACGGGTTCTTGCACGATACCATTGCTGTGCAGAAATATTCAAGATTGTTAAGCAACAGTAACCCTAACCCAACACAGTCTGACTGGAATCGGGTTAAAGCGTTTGATTCAAACTCGCAGGCGGCACTTTTGCAAGCAGCTTTGGCAGACTTGAAGAAGTATAACCACCCAAACGAAACGTACGATATTGATTTGGTTAATTCACCATATGTGCCGCTTAATCAAACCGTCCACATTGCCGATGAGAATCAACAGCTATTTCTGTCTGCCAAAGTGTTGAGCATTCAGCGCAGCCGTGCTAACCATTCAGTCCAGTTGACTCTGGGTGAGTTCGCGCACGAAACCGTCAGCTTTGACGAACGGCTCAGCGATCTTGCCAACCAGATGGCCAACATGCCCAAGACAATTCAATACTATCCGTGGCTTCGTTATGCCGATGACGATAAAGGCACCAATATGAGTGCCTTTCCAACGGGCAAGAAGTACATGGCTGTTGTTTATAGTAACAAGTCATCCGTTCCAAGTGACAATCCGTCTGATTACGCCGGTAAGTGGGCATTGATTCAGGGTGCTGATGGTAAAGATGGTGTTCCCGGTGCAAAGGGCTCGGATGGGCGCACTAGCTATTTCCACACTGCTTGGGCAGATGATGTAAGTGGTCAAAGTGGGTTCACGGTATCTGGTGGCGATGGCAAAAAGTACATTGGCACGTACAGTGACTTCACACTGGCTGACAGCACCAATCCGAGTGATTATAACTGGGCTCTTTTTAAAGGTGAAGACGGTGATGTGGGACCCAAAGGTGATCAAGGCTTGCCCGGTGCCAAGGGTGCTGATGGTCGTACTGCTTATGCCCACTTTGCTTACGCAAACAGCCAAGACGGCAATACCAACTTCTCAACCACTGATTCTAACCGCAAGTACATCGGCTTCTACAGCGACTTCACATCTGGCGACAGCACGAATCCAAGTGACTATAACTGGTCACTCATTCAAGGCGCAGATGGTGCAGATGGTAAAGATGGGGTACCGGGTAAAGCGGGTGCCGATGGCAAGACATCGTACTTCCATATTGCCTATGCCGATAGCAGTGATGGTAAAACGAACTTTTCATTGGATACACCCGGCTCTCGCAAGTACATTGGTAGTTATACAGACTTTACACAAGCCGACAGCACCAATCCGGCACTTTATTCTTGGCAACTAGTACAAGGGCCAAAGGGCGATACTGGCGCGTCTGGCAAGGACGGTGTAGCTGGCAAAGACGGTCTAGGTATTAAGTCAACTGCTATTGCTTATCAATTAAGCTCAAGTGGCACAACCACACCAACTGGGACATGGTCAACCGCTGTACCTGCACTTGCGAAAGGTCAATATCTTTGGACTAGAACCACGCTAACCTACACGGATAACAGCAGTGAGCCTGTTTATTCAGTTTCCTACGTTGCCAAAGACGGCAACAATGGGTCAGACGGTGTAGCAGGTAAGGATGGTGTCGGCATCAAGTCGACTACTATCACGTACGCAACATCTGCATCGGGCACGTCAGCACCCACGAGTGGCTGGGTGTCTACACCACCAACCGCTACAGCCGGTCAATTTGTTTGGACTCGGACAATCTGGACTTACACCGATAACACAACAGAAACAGGATATTCCGTTGGCAAAATCGGCGAAAAAGGGGCAACAGGTAGTACAGGAGCAACTGGCCCTCAAGGACCGCAGGGACCACAGGGACCACAAGGACCACAAGGCGTTCCCGGAAGCAAGGATGTGCCATACACATATATTCAGCTGGGCACGCCCGCTGGTCCCAAGAAAGGCGATTTGTGGTGGCATGGGACAACGCTTAACGATGCCACAGCATTGCAATACTACAATGGCACAGCTTGGGTTGATCAAAGCATTCAGCAGGCGGTTCTCAGTATCAAAAAACTGCAATCGATTGAGGTTGACACCTCAATCATTAATTCTCCAACAATAAATGTGCCTTTCTCGCATGTCAATATTCCGGGGTCAAATGTTAAGTCAACTGGCAATCTGTCTTTAAATGGTGCTTCGTATGTCATTTCTGGGAATATTGAGGACACTAATGGCAATCCAAACGGTCAAAACTATCACACTGAAGTAAATCCCGATGGATTACTGTCATACATTACGCAGACAGATGGAACAACACAAATGCGTACCAGCAGAATTTCGATGGGTGTTCTTGAACTGACAGACCTAGTCAGCGGATTGGGTAATTCTGCCAAATACATCACGTCCACTTTTAATGCTCATGATGCAGTTGATTACTATCACAAAGACTCGGGGCTGGAAACTAATGATGTCAAGAACTTAAATATCTCATATTCAAGAAAAGGCCCAAATGTCACCATTGGGATTGCTTTTGAAATGAAAACTGGCAATGGGTGGGTCAAAATTGCCAACATTCGACCAGGATATAGCCCATTTAACAGTGATGATGCAGCAAGGTTGCTCGGTAGCATGTCGTATACGGGCGCAGCCTGTGAATTATATGTTTCAGCTGGTGGAATTTACATTATTCCATGGCGTGGACAAGGCGGGTATGCTGGCAGCTTGAGCTTTATTACTCATGATGCGTATCCGACCAATGATGCGGTGGTGAATTAAGATGAAGATTAAGATTTGGCTAGATGAGCAAAACCGCCTGACCAACTGGGCCTATCAAGCGGAAGATGCCACAGTGGGCCCAACAGAGGACGGTCAACAAATCATAGAAGCAGATGACGTGTCTCAGTTTTTTGAGGGTCACGCATCTCTTGTAGACGGCAAAATCGTTGCCGATGAGGGTTACGATCCGGCGAATGATCATCCACTCCCCGGACCGTCACCTGAACAGCAGATGATTGCCGCGCTGTATGCCCGTGTGACAAAGCTTGAGGATGGTGGAAAAAATGAGTGACTTTGAATTTTGTGGCACACTATATTCTTGGGGGTTCCCGATAGAGCAGTACGTGGGGCGGCAAATAACGGAGGACCAATACAAACAAATTACAGGCAGTGACTATGCCGCCAGCAAAAGCTAGCGGCTATTTTTGTGGAAGGAAGTGATGACAATGCTTAAAAAAATCAGAGATCACCCGACACATACAGCACTCGCAATTGGCATGGTTGCCATTGGCTTGTTTCTGATCATCAATGACCATTATTTCATCTGGCCCCCACATTACTCTGACTGGTTAAACGATGACATTGTGGGGTTTTTGTTTGTCATTGATGGGCTCGGGATTGGGGGTTGGGTGCTATGGGAAACACAGTTAGCAATAACCAATCGTCTGTTGCTCACGACTACCAGCTTTTTAATGTCGTTCTTGACAATACTGCAATTCCTGACCTCAATATCAACTGGAATCTACTCAAGTTGGATCAGCAATGCGATCATAACAGCCTTCGTGCTGATTCTGGCACGAAGGAGTGACAGCCGTGACAGCAGCGATAACTAAAATCATTGTCGATTCTACTCCATACATTGCAACCATCGTTTCAACGCTTGTTGCTTATCTGACCTACCATGAGGGTAAACGTAAGAACAAACATGATGAGTCTATGGATCTGCTGGACAGGGTGAATAAAGACAACGATAGGCTCCGAGAAGAAAATGAAGAGCTGAAAAATAAAAACATGCAGTTAACAAGAGAATTGGAGGAACTAAGACATGCAAAATGAACTACTTCAGGTACTAGCAATTGCGGTTGTCATCGCACCGATCACTACTGGTTTCACCGAGATCTTCAAACGATATACACCTGCAGAGGGCAAGCTGCTACCCGTTCTATCAATTGGAACGGGTATTTTACTGGCCTGCGTTTGGGCGATGGCTTTTGGCCATCTTCCCTTAATCGGTGCTTATGCGCTGGCAGGAATGCTGTCAGGACTTGCATCCGTTGGCGTTTATCAAATTGTTAAGCCCAACGACGAGGTAAAATAATATGAGTTATACAATCAACAAAGAATTTGCTTTGGGTGCAAATGAAGGCTCATCGCAAGTGGCTAATCGACTTTACATTATCCTACATGATGTAGGTGCCGAATCTGGCGCGCGTGCAAATGCCGCATACTTCAAAAACAACATTGCTGCTGAAGTTGCTTATACGGCATTTGTTGTAGGTGATGGCGGTCAGGTTTATCAAGTTGGTGAACCCGGTTATGTTCAGTGGGGCGCTGGGACAGTAGCAAATGCTAATAGCCCAGTCCAAATTGAATTGGGACACACTAGTGATCCCGAAACTTTCAAGAAGGATTATGCAGTTTATATTGAGCTTGCACGTGATATGGCTGCTCAATATGGCATTCCGACTAGTTTAGACGCTGGCGGTGCTGGAACACCCGGCATCAAGTCTCATTTGTGGGTAACGCAGCATATTTGGGGTGATCATACTGATCCTTATGGTTATCTAGCACGTTGGGGCATTACAAAGGAGAAGCTGGCGGCCGACCTTGCTAATGGGACAACTACCGTAGATGCATCTACGAGCGCACCAGCAGCAAAAAACGCGCGCCCGCAAGCAACTGTATCTCGTAATGTGAATGTTAGATATGGTTTGCACTTGCTCGGTGGCAATTGGCTTGATGAGGTGACCAACTTTGGCTCTGGTGACAACGGTTTTGCTGGTATGCCTAATCATCAGCATGATCTGCTGTACATCAAAGTTGATCATGGTAGCGTCAAGTATCGTGTTCATACGGTCAATAGCGGTTGGCTGCCTTGGGTAACCAAAGGTGATCGCAATGATACGGTCAACGGCTGTGCCGGTATTGCTGGTGAAGCGATTGATGGAGTCCAGATCATCTTTCTCACTCCTGCTGGTGAGTCGTACCAGCAAGCGTATTACCGCAGTCAGACGACACAACGGGCTGGCTGGCTCGGCGTTGTGTGCGATGATGGTACTAGCCTGCCACAGTACACTGACACGTATGCTGGTGTGTTTGGTGAACCACTCGACCGATTACAGATTGGGGTAGCAAATGGAAATCCGTATTGACGCTTCGTCTCTTGAGCAGTTAAAGAATGATGCTGATATTAATCAATCCCAGCATGTTTCACTTGATCCAGAAACGGTTACGGCTGGGATGCAGTCTCTGCTAAGCAACCCTGAAATTTACAAGGCAGCCAAAATGCTCTCAGCCGTCTGATCTACCCAGGCGAAAACCTGTACATCAGGTAACAAAAATGCCTCCTACCAGCAATGGCGGGAGGTTTATTTTTGTGCACAAAATATGCACAAAATGTGGTTTAATACTATTGTATATACGTTTGTTTTCGCACTTACTCTCCGTT